CCGAGGGTATCGAGGTGCAAGGCAGAGTGATTGATACTATGATAACGGGTGCTATCGTAGATGAGAATAGATTTTCTTATAGCTTGGATAATCTAGGTAGAGATTGGATTGATATGCGTAAGAATGAAAAGTTATTACGTGCTACTGCAAAAGATTGGGGGATAGATCCAAAGGCACAGATGTATGTCCTTCCACCAACTGAGGTTGGTGCATATGCAGAACAAGATGCTTTGATGACTTTGAAACTTTGGGAAAGGTTAAAGCTAGAACTAGAGAAACAAGATCTATGGAACATCTGGAGATTAGAAACAAGTCTTATACCTACCATGTTAGACATGAGAACAAATGGAGTTCGTGTAGATTTAGACAAAGCTGACCAGGTTGAAATGGCTTTGAAAGAAAAGATTGAGGACTTGAAGAAGTTTATTAAGAGTAAATCAACTATAGATATCCAGCCTTGGGCAAGTGATTCGGTTCGTCAGGTCTTTGAGAAACTAGATTTGAAATACCCAAAGACAACAGAAACAGGCGCACCATCTTTTACTAAACAGTTTCTTGCGAATCACCAACACGAGGTGTGTCAAGCCATTGTAAAGTTGAGAGAATTTGATAAAGCAGATTCAACGTTTATCAATACAATTAAAACTCATGCACATAAAGGAAGGATACATGCAGAGTTCCACCAGTTAAGAAGTGATGATGGTGGCACAGTAACTGGTAGGTTCTCCTCATCTAACCCTAATCTACAACAAATACCGGCTAGAGATCCAGAGATTAAGAAGATGGTTCGAGGTCTTTTTATACCAGAAGAGGGAACGAAATGGGGATCTTTTGATTACTCTAGTCAAGAACCAAGGCTCTTGGTTCATTTTGCTGCAAGTCTAGGATCAGGTACACATGAGATGGTAGCTAGTATTGTAGATGAATTTAATAATGGTGATGTAGACTTACACCAGATGGTAGCAGACTTTGCAGGCATCACTAGAAAAGAAGCAAAGACTGTGAACCTTGGTATCATGTATGGTATGGGTAAAGGTAAACTAGCCAATCAGTTGGGAGTATCCTTAGAAGAAGCTTCTGAAGTATTGGAAACACATAAATCCAAAGTTCCTTTTGTAAAAGGTCTAGCGGATCGAGCAAGTAAACAAGCATTAAAGAATGGAGTAATTCGTACTTTACTTGGTAGACGTTGCCACTTTCATTTGTGGGAGCCAAAAACTTTTGCATATAATAAACCTCTTTCCTTGGAAGAAGCGCAAAAGACATATGGTCCACCATTGAGGAGAGCCTTTACTTACAAGGCTTTGAACAAATTGATACAAGGTTCAGCTGCAGATCAAACAAAGAAAGCTATGGCTGATTGTTACAAAGAAGGATTACTACCTATGTTGACAGTACATGATGAACTTTGTTTTTCTGTAGAGAGCGAGGAGCAAGCATCTAAAATAAAGGATATTATGGAAAATGGTTTGAACGACATACTTAAAGTACCATCAAAGGTAGATGATGTTCTTGCTAATAATTGGGGAGAAGTTGATTAGTTTGCAGGAACACCAAACAAATTATCGTTTGGATTTTGTATAGGACTTGGTCTTGAACCGGGTTCATCTAGTCTTACATTTCTATAACTTTTTTGTATCTCTCTTATCTCTCGTCTAGGTAATTGATCTAACAAACCATTCCTTCTAAGTTCCTTTATGTTGTTTTTAGATATTTTAAATGGTGTAAAAACTCCTCTCAATATTGACTTGTATCCACCAATATTATTATCTTTTAATACTTTTCGAATTTGTGAGTCTTTTAATCCCATCTTTCTAAGACTGTTTAGCATTTGATAATATTCTCTATCAACTCTAAGCTTGGCTTGATTTGCTTTTAAAAACCCTTTTTCTAACTGACTAGACCTAATATTCGCATCATCTGTAAGAGTATTGAATTGACTTCTTGCATCGTTCTGCGCTCTTTGCATACGAAAAGCTCCAAACTCTAACCCTTTTTTTGGATTAAATTCTTGAGGAGCCACACCTATAAAAGAAGCCAATACATTATTTAAAGTTATTTCTCTTCCTATTTTTGTTTGAGGATCAACTAATCCTGGAGCTACTTGACCAATGGTTCCTCTTAAAATTTTCTTTGGTTTTAATTTTGGATCAAGAGGATTTAACGATTCTAGATCAAAAGGAACCAAGTTAGGCATAGCCGTATTCATAAGATGTGCAATGATCTTTCCAGCTTTATCTCCAACGTTGTCTGTTTTATCGTACACTTCAGCACCTGTTGCACTCCTACCACCACGAATAGTAATATCTAGTATAGACTCAGTTAGCATAGCTTCTGAAAAGAAAGGCTCTAAAAACTCTCCAACAGAACCAAAAGCAACATCTGTTAAAACTTGTCCCGGTGTCTTTCCTTGTTCGATAGCTGTGTCTGCTTCTCTTAAAAATCTTGTTAAAGATCTACCTATTGTATCGTATGGGTTTGAAGTGCTAAAATTTATATACTGTATTTTACCTTCTTCATCTTTCCCTATAGGAATTAACACAGCACCTTTTTCCCAACTAGGAGAGAAGTATCTTTGATAAGCCTCCATCTCTTCTTTTGATACACCAGAAACTGCATATCCAAAAGATTGCATTCCAATTGGTAATGCAGCAGTTGTTCCTATTAGACCTAATAATCTTTGCCTTCCCCTAGCTTTTACACCAGGTATATCTGATGCCATATCATCAAGAGCTTGTTTCATTATGTTAAAACTTGTTCTATAAATTTCCATAGGAAAAACTATAAAGTTTCCAAAAGGAGCTTTTCTTAATACAGTCACGAGACCAGATGCAGCTTTGTTGTAGTTTGGCACAGTATCACGAACAATTTGTGCAGCTCTTTCTTTTATCAAATCGTCAATGTTCATACCACTTTTTAAAGGTATGTCTCCTTTTTCTGTTAGATAACGTATTTGAGTTTGTAAGTCTGAATCCTTTAATGCGTTTCTTATTTTTGATTTTTCTATTTTATAGTTATAAGATTTCCAAAGATCATCAGATCCTTGATAGATATCCTCAGCTGGTTTTGTAACCTTTTTTACTTTATCAGAAATATTTTTACCAAAGATAGCCTCTATAGGATTTCTTGGATCATCTGCGTATCCTCCAACTCCTTTTCTTAAACTATCTTGTATTTCTTTTAACTCTGCATTTGTTCCTAAAACACCAAGTTCTCTTGCTTCCTCTAACTCTTTAAAGATAGCATCATCTCCTTTGTTGCGAATATCATTGTAAACCAATCTAACCGCATCTTTTAAACTTCCACCCCTTGAAATGAAAGGAATGTTTCCATTAGCAGTTGCAAACGTAATAGCAGTAAGAACGTTTCTTATTTGTGTTATTGGAGACAGAATAGTTTTTGAGTATTGAGTAAGTGCTTTTCCTCTTAGGAAAGTAGAAAAGATACCTCTTAGAACTTGTCCTCCAACATTATCATCTCCAATAACTTGACGAGTTAAGTCCTTGTATATTTCTGGACGAACATAGTAGTCATCTAGTTGACCCCATCCAGAACGTCCAATCATCTTTTCAACTGGATCTCCCTCTTTACCAATTTTACTGACAATGCTACTAGCACCTTCTTCTCCTCCTAATTGAACAAATCCCTCATCTTTAAGTCCTTTTCTTTGTAGAGGACTTAATTTAGAGCCGTCAACAAACAACTCTCTTAACAAACTATTTTCTTTTGAAAGTTTTGTTATAGTAGAAAAGTAATCATCAATCGCTGTAAACTGTGCAAGATCAGCTACAGTGGACAAATAAGACTCCCTTGGATCTTTTACCTCTCCCAACAAAGCTCTCAACGTTTGAGGAATCTCCTCTCTTTCTACAAAGATACCCGTATCTAGTCTGTCTCTTGCTACTCTTCCACCTGTTAATTTATCTCTATTCTTAAAACTATATTTTTTTAAAAAAGTTTCTCTTGCCTTTTGAGCTAATTGATCAGATACCTTGTCACCATAAAAAACTATCTTTTGTTCATCCCCTGCACCCACTCTCGATAATTTGTTTGCTCTTAAAAAATCATCACTAAGTTCACCTCTAAAATCTTTACGTGCTAGATCTGTTAATTCTTTTTCTAAAGCATCTTTGTTGGATTTAAAATAATCATCAGCAACTTTGATTGATTCTTTAGTTGGCACATACTTTGAATCTGTAAATATTTTATATTGTTTTCTAAGATAACTACCAACATTTCTTTTGATAAGGTCATTAACAGATTGACCATCCTTAGTAACAAATCTTTCTCTCTTTAAAAATTCTGTATCAAGAATATCATTACTTAATTTATCTACATGTGATCTCATAGCTTGAGCATTTTTTTTAAGATTGTTTGGAAGTTCTTTAAATAATCTTTGTTTCTTTAAAGTATCTGTTTCAGTTAGAAAATCATCAATCTTGTTAAGCAACTCAACTTCTTTTAATGGACTTGTTTCAGGAAAACTTTCTAAAGTTTTTTTAATATTAATATCTAAATCATTCAAAACTCTGTCAGCTTTTTTTAATTGATTTTGTATTTTACCGTCTAACAATAATCTTTCTCTAGCCACTCGTTCTGGCAAATAACCTCGATAACGAGTAAAAGCTATAGCGTCAGCTATAAATTGTTTTCCTTTGCTAATTGAATCTGGATCAGTAAGTTTAGTGTAAAGAAGATTATCAATACTTTGACCTACATTATCTAGTTTTTGTTTTACAGAACCTTTGATAGCTTGACCCACTGTTGTTTCGGCTAATTG